CGCAGGATGAACATTGGCCGCTCATATGATCGTTGTATCCCCGCGCGATTGTCGCTCGAAACGTGCCAACCCGGCCGCAAAATGGGCAAGCGAAGTCGCCACATGGCTCAATTGAGACCATAAGGGCCGCGCGAATGGCCGTTATCTTTGGAATCGCCTCAACAAATTCGGTGACCCGACTTTCGCGCTGCGCTGCGATCTCTGCCAGCTCTGCATCTGACCGTGGGTCATAGCTTGGGCAATCAGCCTTGCGGTCTGGGCCGGGGCGGCATGGCAGCATGAAGGCCAGTCCAGTGTCGTCGCCACCGTTGGCGTTAGTGACGATCTTGCGAATTGGGTGGCCGATGCGGCAGTCTGCATTGTCGCGAATGCCGCCGATAGGGTCATAGTGGCGGCATGCCCTTCCAAGCTTTGCCATGCGTTCGCTTAGTTCCATCACGGCTTGCCCTCCGGTGCTGGTGGCATGGGCTGGCCGTGGCCGAAGTCATACCAGTGGGTGGGTTGGTTGGCGCGGGCCTCCGCGGTGCCAGTAAGGGCCTCTCTTTCATGCTTCCAATACGGACGCGGCTTCTTGGCGAATTGGTCAGGAGAAAACTGTCCAAAGACAACGCGCGCCCATTCAAGTGACCCAGGGCGGTAAATATTGCAGCGCGTCCCATCCCTCGGCGCGCTCTCAATCGGTCGCCATTGGGGCAGGTTCTCCGCCCACCGCAAGGCCGCGTTTGCCAGATCTGCGCTGTCTCCGGCCCCGCGTTCAGCCCCGCCCGCGTTGTGCAGGATGCGGGCGCACTCCTGCAGGACTTGGGAGAGCGTCATATCAGCCGGGTTCTTGGGTAGGTTGTCAGGCTTGGGGGTCATGGGGTGGCCTCATGCAAATCTTGCCGTCCTTTGTCAGTCAAACTGTAGAGAAGAGGTTTCCAGTCACCTTGCTTGCGCGTTTGTAGTTGACCGTCCCTCATCATTTGCTTTTTCATCCGATCTGACGGTGGTTTTTCATCGAAACGAAACCACCCGACCTCGCCTCGGTCGTGGAACCACTGGAGCGCCCTGCGCCGTTCTGGCGTCATGCTGCACCGCCTTTCCGGGCGCGATCGGCGGCGTTCACGGCGGCACTCAAGGCGACGATCCCGACGATCACCGCAAAGTAAACCCGCCAACCGCGGCCAGTCGGCCAGAACAGATCCATTTCGATGAACATCGCCACCAGCCACGACGCGGCGAAAATGGCGACCGAAACAATCGCGACAGCTGCGGCCAAGTGGATGAAGCCGAATTGTTTTGGGGTGTTTATGCTCATGCCGCACCGCCTTTCCGGGCGCGGATGGCGGCGGCGACTTCGCTGCATGTCCGGTATGCCCAAAGGCTCTCGACAGCCTCCGCACACGCCTCCCGCTCGGCCTGCACGGCCTCCTCGCGCCACCGGGCCAGCGCATCGGGGTCAAGGGCGGGGGTAGTCAGCCTCGCCAGTGCCGCCGCGAACACGCTGTCATCATCCCATCCCCAAGCATCTGCGCTCGCAAGGTCTGGGTTCAAGAACAAGCAAAGGTCGCGCTTGGCTTGGCTATAACCCACCTTGTCAGGCGCGGGGGCGGGCTTGTCGATCAGGGCTTCGAGGGCGGCACACAGGATGGCCCGCTCTTGTATGCGAGTTTCGCGGCGCTGCATTTCGGTCAGAGCGTTCAGAAGTTGCTCAGGCGTGCCGAAGTATGCAGGCTCGGTGCTGGTCGGGTTGTCACTCATGGCTGTTCTCCCGGCATTTGGTTCCATTCGCGACCGTCCAGAAGGCGGCCAGCGCGGGCTGTGCCGAGGCGGGCCATGATTTCTATGCTGTCAGGGTCAGCATAGTTCGGCATCATGGTGACCATGCTGCCTTGCTCAAGTTCGGGTGGGTTGTGCAGCCAATCGCTGCCGCGTTCCTGCGGCCCGAATTCCCCCCATTGCTTGAAGAAGAACGCCACCCCAGCCGCGTTGCACTGGTCGCGCAGGGACCGTGCCCAATCGGGGTGCATGGGCCGCGCGCCGTGGCCGGATTCACCGCCGACGATGACCCAGTCGAGCCTCGACGGTGCGCCACCCCATCCGCGCAGGGCATCCCAGATTACCGACGCGCGCAGTTCAGGGCGCTGAATGGCCACTTCCGCCAAATCCACCGGCCCGAGCAGCGGCTCGGCGCTGACGAAGCGCACGGCGGCAGGCGTGGCCAGCAGGTGCGGGATCATCGCGTCGGCGCCGGCCTGATCGCTGATCGAGGTGCCGATCCAGACGTTGGGCAATGTCAGAAGCTGGATACCATCCTCGACCATATGCGGCTTGGTATGCCCTGGCGTGTTCAGGTAGCCAAGGCAGGCGTCTAAGACATCGCCGACGCGGCCCGGTGTGGAAAGGTATTCCCGCGCCCGTTCTGGCCGTTTGGTCAGCACCTGAAACGTGTGATGCGGGCACAGGGCCATCACGGCGAAAATCTGGTCAAGCTGGGCATCGGTCACGCCATCGTGGAAGGTGTCGGCGGTGGAGTTGACGAAGATGAGGCGCGGTTTTTTCCAGCGCAGCGGTTGGTCCAGCGCCTTGGCGTTGAAGCGGACAGCGCCGGTCCAGCGGTGGTCTTTGCTGCCATCTGGCCGGGTGACGATCTTTGCCAGACCTTCGCCCCATTGGCCGGGTTTGGAAAACCGCGCGGCCATGATTTCGGCATAGCAGTTGGTGCAGCCGTCATGAACGCGGGTGCATCCGCCCACGGTGTTCCATGTTGCATCGGTCCATTCGATGGGGGTGTTGTCAGCCATGATCTGGCTCCTGTGTTGTGGTGTTCTCCCATGCATCAACCTCGTCCATCCGTTCGCCCAGCCAGTCGATGCAGTTGACCGGCCAGCTATTGCCGATTTGCTTGTAACGGGGGCCGTCTGCGGTGGGTTTGTTGCCGTTGGGGATTTGGGTGTAATCGTCGGGAAAGCCTTGCAGGCGTTCGCATTCGCGCGGGGTCAGGCGGCGCACGGCCCAAGGTTGGGCGACGTAGCTGCGCGATGATCCGTCCGAGGCCGCGCGAATGTTCGCCGTGTCATGTGGACCTTCGGGCATTGCGCCGCCTTCTCTGCCGCGCAGATCGAAGGCCACGGCGGCGTGACCGCCTGCGTTCTGGTGGCTGTTGGCATGGCCCATCGATCGCAATGTAGGGTGCGATCCATCGCTGACAGTCTGGACTTGGGTACCTTTGCAGTCGAAGGCGATATGCCATGGCTTTACGGTTTCCAACGCGCCCGTGACGCCCACGCTGATCGGCGGGGCCCTGTCATAACCTCGCCCATCATCACCCCGAAAGCGGTTCTGAAACGCCACAGGCACAAAATGCCCCGCAGCTGCGCCTTCTGGCCTGCCGCCTGCGCCGCCGGTGAATGTGTCGCGGCACAGCGCGCCAGCCACCGGCACAATCGGCGTCCCGCGCCCTGTGCCATCTTCGCTTGCGTCAAAGCCTTCACCGCGCAGGGCATGGGCCACATCGAAGCCGCCTCCAGTCGTGGGCAGAAGCGTCTCGCTCTCTGCGTCCAGTCTCACCCCGTGGGCGTTGAGCGACATCGCCACGGGTGGTAACGAACAATCCCCCCCCCCCGTTGATGTGCTGATCTTCAAGCCCCTGCTTGTCGCCAAAATGGGCGTTCAGGGTGGGTGCGATTTCGGCGCACAAGACCGCGCCTGCCAGTTGGTTTCTGATCGGGCCATCCTTGGCGCGGGCGTCCAGCGTTCGGTTCACGTCTGCGAAGCCACCGCCCGAAGGGCCAAACTCAATACCTCTGGCAGCAGCACCTTGCCCCGCTTTTCGGCGCGGCGCAGGATGCCCTGACAGGCTTTCGCGGTCAAATAATACCGCCGCTGCACGTCGCCAGTCTCCAAGATATCCGACAACGAACACACGGCGTCTGCGCTGGGGGACAGCAAAGGGGAAGCGGCATGTTCTGACGTGTTGAGCGTCAAGCACTCGATAGGCGACACCGTATGCGTCTGCAATGCCGGGCAAGATGCCGCTGTTTTTCCATCCGCCGACTGGCGGGGTGATCTGGCGGCCCGTGATAAGGCCCAGAAATCCTGCAAAGTCTCGTCCTGAGTTGCTGGAAAGGACGCCGGGGACGTTCTCCCAAACCAGCCAGCGGGGCCGATACCGACCTGCAATAGCGCCAAAGGTGAGCATGAGATTGCCCCGTGGGTCAGCCAGCCCTTTTCGCAGGCCCGCAACGCTGAACGATTGGCAGGGGGTTCCTCCGCAGAGAACATCGACAGTTGCATCAGGCCATTCCTTGAAATTGGACATATCGCCCCAATTCGGGGTGTTAGGGTATTTGTGGGCCAAGAGGCGCGATGCGGCCTTGTCGATTTCGCTGAAGGCGAGCGCCTCCCAGCCTCGCGGTTGCCAAGCCACCGATGCAGCCTCAATGCCTGAACACACAGAAAGATAGCGCATAAGGATGGTTACCTTTTCACAGTGATTTGATTGCTTGGGTCATGACGCACCTGCGATCAGCGCATCGATCGCGGCGGCGATTTGGGACACGGTCGGTTCGTTGTCGGTTTGAAAGGCGGACAGAAGATCGGCGGTGGTTTCAAGGTTCTTTTCCAGCAGCATGGCGATTGCGACCACGTGCAGGCTGCTGGCGCCAAGGTCTGACAGGGTTTGATCGTCGGCAATGCCGCCTGGCACGATGCCAAGGGTTCCGGCAATGGCGGCGACGAGGATTTCGCGGGTGGGGGTCATTGGTTCAGCCTCGGGCTTTTTGAAATGCGGTTGCGGTTGCGAGGGCAACGCTGCACAGCGCCGCATAGCCGCGGGTGATCCAGTCCCAGTTTCCCGGGTTGATGTCCCAGGCGACAAAGGCGAAGACCGCCAAGGGTGCACCTGCTGCGATGATGATGCGTGCTGCGCATTTCATGGGGGAGTGCTTTCTTTAAAAGCCCCCCGGCGTTTGTCGCGCCGGGGGTAGTTCCAACAGGGAGGATCCGGGGGACTCCGTGCGTGTTCCCGCCCCCGGTCGGGAATGGGTCAGGTCATGCCGAGGGCGGATTTGTACATGTCGAGAACGGCCTCTTCTTCGGCAATCTCGTCGGGCTTGCGTTTGCGCAGGGCGATGACCTTGCGCATCACCTTGGTGTCGTAACCCCGGCCCTTGGCTTCGGCCATCAGCTCTTTTTGCTGTTCGGTGATGTCTTTCTTTTCGGATTCAAGCTGTTCAAAGCGTTCGACAAACTGGCGCAGTTCGTCGGCGGTGACGTTGTAGGCGTCTTGCTTGTGCTTTTTGAAATCGGGATCGTGTTTCATCGGGGCGCGGCCTTTGCGTGCTTTGGATTCCATGCTGGTTCTGGATGCGTCTGCCGCGCGCTTTATGGGGTCGTCATCTGGGGCAAGCGTGCCGGTCATGGTCAAGCCTTTCAGGCGGTGGGTTGTGGGGTCAGGGGGAACAGTCGATGGCCGGTCATGACAGGCGCGCCTTGGTTGGGTCGAAGGTGGCGGTGAAAAGTGGGTCGTCGTCGCCATGGTCTTCGGTGCACAGGCCGGTTTCGACCCAGTGCGCGATGATATCGGCGAGTAACAGGGCCGTGGCGTCAAAGTCTTTGATCTTGCCCGCCATTTCGAAATCTGTGTGGTTGTGGGCGATGAAAAAGAACTGCAGCTGCGTGTCGGTGGTGGTTGGCAGCTTGGCCAGTTCGTCGCGGGCAAAGGCTTGGATCCGGTTGACGGCATCGGCCAGCGCGGTGTTTCGGGGGGCGTCGTGGGGTGGGGTGGTCATGACTGCACCCCGCCTGCGATGGCGTCACGGGCGGCGAATGACATATCATATTGACCTCGTTGCCCGCCATTTCGCTGCCCTTCAAGGGGCGGCGCGGGCTGATCAGGGTCCGCAATCACCTTTGCTGTAATCAGACCCGCAGCATCTATCTCAAGAACAACCGTTACAGGCCGCCTGTCTCGGCACGCGCATTGGCACGCCCCAAGCGGGGCCGTTTCTTTGTCGCGCATGATTCCGCCCTTTTCTGTTGATAGGTTTTCCATCGTCTTTTTTGTGTGGGGTGGGGTGGTCATGACTGCACCCCGCCTGCGATGGCGTCACGGGCGGCGAATTGCCATTTGCGCAGCAGGGTCAGGGATGACTCGTCGTAGGTGGTGGCGCGGATGCCGCAGATCGTGATCGACAGGCTGTCGCCGTTGAAGGTGATGTTGCCGATGCCTGTGCTGTGAAGCGCCTCGGCCAATTGGCGGGCGGCGTAGGTGAGGTTGGATTTGCTTTCCTCATCAAGCAAGCTTTTGATCAGCGCATCAAAGGCGGCAATGTGCAGGGCGCGCGTGCGGTCCAGGTGGGTGCGGTGCAGCGGAGGGGTGGTCAGTGCGAGGGTGGGCATGTCAGGCCCCCTGCCGAATGGCGATCTGGACCGGGGCGCAAGAGGCCGCCGCCGCATTGCCCAAGCGCTGAGCGCGCTGCATCTGACCAATTCGAAGCTGGTTCACGCGCTGGCCACGGGTGGCCATGAGCGTGGCCCAGGCGAGGGCCCGCAAAGCGAACTTGTCGGCAAAGAGGTCAGGCGATTGCACCACGTTCATGGCGCTGGCGATCTGGGTGCTGGTCGGTGTGGCAAGCATGGTGGCCTCCATCGGGTGTTTCAGGGTGGTTGTGAGGCGATCCCGCCTGACAAATGGGCATGACTGTGCGCTCGGATCATCCGCCGTAGCCGTAGCCGTAGCCGTAGCCGTCGCCGTAGCCGTCGCCGTAGCCGTAGCCGTCGCCGTAGCCGTCGCCGTCGCCGTCGCCGTAGCCGTATCTCGTGTGGATGCGGGGTGCGGTTTGTTCTCCGGGGTTGTCGCCCGGTTTCAAATCCTGACCGGCGCTGAAATGCGCGGCGGTGGTGTGGGCAGGGGTATCTGCCATGTCACGCGGCCTGCGCCATCGTCGTTGCCCAAGCGTCCGGCGCGCAGTCGATCAAGTGGATCAGCGCGGTCAGTGGGGCGTGGATGGTGCCAGCGACATCCAGCTCGGTAGAGCGCTGCGGGCCTTTGATGGCCAGTTCGCCAAGCCCTGCGGTGGTGCCCCAGCGGCGGATGTTGTGGGCGTTGCTGATGACCAAAGCACCGTTTTCGGTGTGGCACAGGCCAACATAGAAAAAGCCGCGATCAAGAACGGCGATTTTCAGAGTGGGGGTGGTGAGTTGCATTGTGTAGCCTCCATCGGGTTTCGATGGGGGCATTGTTCTCACATGGAGAACCTATTCGTCAAGCGAAATGTTCGCTGCATGTGAACTTAATGTTCAGCGGGTTCTCTGGTGCGATTCGTTATTCGATAGACTTGATCGTCTCTTGGCAGGTTGTGTTGTCGATTTCGGCGATTGCCTGGGCAACATTCATGCCGCCAAAGCCGTTTCGTGCGCGATAGGACATCATCAGGATGTGCGTTCCATCAGCGCTGACGGGGGTGATCTTGGTTTCAATATGTTCAAAGCTGTCTGGTTCGCGCAGCGAGGCTTTGACCGTTTCGACGGTGCCGCTGTGGCTGCCGTCCCAAGCTGACAGGCAGTGAAACCCCTTGCGAGTGTTCTCGGCCAGTTCTGCGGCGGCGCGGTCAGCTTCGGCCATGGCTGTGGCCGCCTCTTTTTCGCGCCATGCCGCCGGGTCAGAAATGCCTGCAGCCTTCGCTTCGCTTTCCTGGCCCAAGGATTCCCAACCATTTTGCCTTGCATCGATGCTTGCACCCAAAAGGCCAATCAGGCCAAAGGCGATGGGTGCCGATAGGGCGGTCATCACCCCAAGTTTACGGCGACCCTTGCGAAAAATGGCAAGGTATAGCCCATACAAAAACGCTGCAGCGCAGGCGGCAAAGCCCAAAATCATCACTAACATCATCACGGTTCAGTCCCCTGCGTTTCAGTCAACCTGCAGGGTATGCGAGCACGTGATGGCGTCAACCGAAAGTTAAAGCACCATCTGCCTGACAACGCTTTTGACCGTTGCCCGCCATGCTGCGCGCGGGTCTGTGTCCAGATTAAGCACAGGTTCTGGCTGTGTGGGGTCGGGCGTCAGTGCCTGGCCGTTTTGAAACCGCGCCAAAATGGTTCGGGTGGTGCCGCTGTCCGAATCAATGACGCCAACAAGGATCAAGTCGCCATCGCGCGGGGCGGTTCCGAGATCGACCACCAGCACATCGCCTGCAAGAAGGGCCAGCCACGGCACTGCCGAGGTGACTTGATAGGTCTCTGGCCTGCGCAGGGCGCTGCTGAGGGCTGCTATTTCATCGCCATGCGCCTCCGGCTGGTTGCGCGGTTGCCATGCATAGGGCACGGCTTGGCTTTCGCTAAGGCCAGCTGCGGGTGCGGGTTTTGTCGGCGCATCTTCGAAAAGTTCGCCGACCTGCACGCCCAAGGCGGCGGCCATAGCGATCAGGGTATCATAGGACGGCGTTTTCTTCCCTGAGATGATTTCAGAGATGAAGCCTTTGCGCACGCCCACCCGGTCGGCAAGCGTGGTTTGGTTTATGCCGGTTCTTGTCAGGATTGGGTGCAGGTTCAAACGCATTGTGCCTGTGTCGCGCAACGCGCCGCGCGCTTCGATCCTCTGATTGAGAACTTTTCACGCACAGAGAACAAAGGTGTTGACGGCAAGGTGTTCTCTGTGCGAGAACCTAAGCCATGTTGGCACAAATCATCACAGACTCCGGCGAAAGCCAGACCAAATGGGCCGAAAGGCTGGGGATTTCGCGTTCCTATCTGTCGGACATTCTGGCTGGGAACAAAACGCCCTCGTTGGCCTTGGCCGTCAAGATCATGACTGAGACCGGCGGCCGCGTCTCTTGCGAAAGCTGGGTCGCGCCGCTTGGCAATGCGCGGGATGTGGCGTGATGGGTTTGGCATGTCTGGCCCCTTTCGAGATCGTCTGCGGCCAGTTTGCGCCGGGGTTAACCCCTTGTCACGAAAACAAGGTTTCACTGCCGCGCCCTTGGGGTGCGGTGTTTTCAGTTGGGGGGTGTGAATGGCTGTTCCTGACCGGCCTGACCCGGAAAAGCTGGAGCTTTTGGAGACGCGGCGGTTCAGGTCTGACCAGATCGCGGCG